TTCTTGAGAACCCATAATCTGTTTTACCATCTCTACGATCTGGTTAAATTCAGGATGAGGATTAACAGGAGCACCTTCTTTAACTGACTTAATAGCTAAGTCTGCCCACTCTTGGTAATGCTTATCAATAGCAACTGCCATTTGACGAGCATTATCGTCCATAGTGTTACGAGCCTGAGCTTGAGTGTAAGCCACATTAGCTTCTTGAAGAGCAGCATCAGCTTGAGCTTTACGCTGTTCAATCTGTTGTTGCATCTGTTGAGCTTGACCTTGAGCTTCAATGGCCTTCTTAGCTTCTTCTTGGAACTCTGGTGTAGTGTAATCATGCAGATAATCATTACTATCCATACCCATAGCTTCTAAAAGTTGGGTAGCAATAATTGCTGCGGCCTCAGGTTTAATAACAGAACCAGCACCCTGTTGCTTAAGTGCAGGCATGATATTAGAGCCTATAGACTGTAGCTTCTGAATCTTACTTGAGTTAGAGTTCTCCCCAATGTCTACAAAGACTTCACATTCTAAGTCGTATGGAAGTTCTGAAGGGACAATAGTTGAGAAGTTATAACCTACTTGACAACTAACTTTGGTGTTCATACATTTACGCATGGTCTTATAAATACCAACACATAAACGTTTAAACCCAGTCTCAGCAAAGCGTCTAGCAATATGTTGAATACGTTTCTGTGAAGCCGACTGAACAGCCGCTAACTTCTGCTCTGAGTTACCAGAGACATACAGAGTGTCATTCAAACCTTGAGCTGCTTTAGACATACCTGTAGCCTGCTCCTTAATCATCTGTAGATGTTCAAGGAGAGGTACTGTACCTGTACTAATAGTTTCAGGTACTAATGCCTGTACAGCTGCTGCCGGATTACCATTTGTAGGTATGATCTGTTTAGGCTTCATATTCTGAAGAGCACTAAAGTCTACCACGTTTGGATCAGCTAGCTTAGGACTATAGTTAGTTAAGTAAGTGTTCTCTACAAAACCACGAAGGATAGCTGTAGATGCTAAGGTTGAACTACGAGTAAAGTCTGCAATAGACAATCCATAGAATTCAAACGGAATGTTAATAGGTGATAGTACCGCAATAGGTACCATATCAACATCAGTCTCTTCTAAGATATGAGTACCAGCTAGAATGATATGCTTAAGTTCAGCTATACCATCCCCATCACGGTCTACTCTCATCCAACATTCGGTCAGAGTTACTTCACGACTAGCCTCTAGAGTTTCATCTTGAGCGTTATTCCCTGCCCAATACTCTTGCCCAGTAATTGTCTTACGGGCGGCAACATCCTGAGAGTAAGCTTGAGATGCCATAAGATCAGTTGGACCAAGTCTATCCCACTCATCTTCATCGATATCTTCAGCTATCTCTGGCCACATTTTCCTAATCTCTGAACGAGTATAGGAAGATTGAACCCCTACGAAATCTGCATCATCAAGACATGTTGCATCTCTACTGATACGAAAGTTTTCTGGAGGGATTATTTCTAATTTAACTTTAGACTTATTAACTTTACGTCTTAGTCGGACATCAATGTAGAAGAATTCAGAAGCCTCACCTGTGAATTCACTCTCCATTTCTAGATCGCCAACGATCTCAATATCATCCTGAGCTAAGATCTCATCAAGTTTTGTTTGAGCAATACGTTCATATTCAATGAAGTCGTATTCATAATCTTCAACATAATCCCAACGAATGAGACCATTCTTCCAGAGTAGGGATGCTTTCATCCAAGCCTCTAGAATCTCCCATCCATTGTTCTGTTTAAAGATACAGTAGTTAACTAGTAAGGAAGCATCATGTGCTTCTTTATAAGCTCCCGGAGAGTTAGTATAAGGGACAAATCTAGCTAGTTTCTGATTGTTTAAGAACAAATCAGACAATATAGCTAAGTAAGCCTCTACTGTTTCTGTAGTAGAAGTATCTACAATAGATGATACACCTTGGGGAGATAGATGACCTATAGCTACACCAGCGTATTCATAGGTACTCTTCTGTCTTTCATAGCTTAAATCAGATGAATTAAGCCAATCCCCCGCAGAGTTCATTACTCCAGTTTCAACTAGGTTAACTAACTGTTCATCTGTTACCTTTTCACGGTATCCAGTTCTAGACATGTTAACCTCGTTTCTGTGGAATATCTTTAGTCTTCTCTAAGTATTCGCTGGTATACTCTCCCGGCTTAGGCTTAGAAGCTTTTTCTTTTTCCTGTGCAGGAGCCTTACGCTCTTTCTCAGGTTGAATAAATCGTGACATGATTCTTCCTATCTATCTATCTAATTAGGGTCGGGTTCTCTACCCCTGCCCGACTCAGGTGAGGACGCGGTAGATATTACTGGCCTCGTCCTGTATTTTTCTTAGGACTTTCTAACTTAGCTAATTCTGCTGCGAATTCCTCATCACTGAGATCTTTCAGCTCTATATTAGTCTGTACGACTTGTTGAGATGCTAACTTAGGAGTCTCATACTGAGCGATCTTCTCAGCATATTGACCAGCCAACTCATAATCTTCATCGTGTATAGCTTTCTTCATTAAGAATTTAAGAATATCTAAACCCTTAATGTCATCATTCTCTATCTCTAGGCCTGCAGCTGTAAAGTCTTTCCAGAATTCTTTAAGAGTAGTAATACGCTCTTTATTACGTCTACGCGCTTCTACACTTTTTTGTTGCATAGCTTTAGCCTCTTCCTTAGTTCTAATCATTTTAAGATTAGCAGTTCGGGGATCGGCATCTAAGCGTTTCTGGGCTTCAGCAAACTTCTCTTCTTTAGTTTGCCTCTTAACTAGTCTCTCAGCTGCTGCTAACTTCTCTTTACTAATCATCTTACAACCACTCAGTATTATCCATAGTGTATTGACCTATTCTATCTTTCCAAGAAATATTAGAGTTAGTCAATCTGCCTTCATGTGTACGTAATGCTTCCATAGCTATCGCTATAGACATTATAGTATCATCATGGCACCCTTGTAGAGCTTCAGTCTTACCTGTATCTGTAGACACATAATCCTTTAACTCTTGAATAATGATGTGTGAAGGTAGACTAATATCTAAGTCTTCTATCAGTCTCTTTAAGTAACCAATAATCCTAGGCTTAGATGCTGTAGTAGTTCTAAATCCTAACTTAGTAGTATCTTCAGTTCTCATAGCAGCTACTTTAGTTTCATAATACAAATTCAAATAAGACATTTGCATTAATCTATCTAGAGTAGTGTTACCTATAGAGTTAGATTCTACAGCTAATAAAGCATTGTTATAGTATCTACCTAAATAAAACAATATATCCCCTAGAGTACCGGGATCCATTGTATTAACCCTGTACATAGCACAGAGTTCTCTTTTAACATTAAATACTGTAGCTACACTATAGTCTTGGTTAGCCCCTAAAGCTACATCCGCCCCTATAACATAACTTTGTTCATGTTGAGGTGGTATCCATACAGATAACTCTCCCTCTCTATCTTCATCCCATGAACCATATTCATCATTAAATCTAAGAGTTCTTTTAGGTGCCTTAGCTTCCATGTCTCCTACAATTTCTTGATTGAAGACATTAGAACCTGATACTAAGAAAGCTTCTTCAGGTTTAGCAGGATATTCCTGTTGGAATTTCCTAGCCCCCGATTCCGCTATCTTTAATCTTCTCCAATAGAGTTGATCATTATCTAGACCAAAATCTTCTACCAGAGATTCTTCTTCTTTAGTTAATTCAAAATCTTCAGGAGCAGGTAATCTATACTCTGATGTTAAGAACCAAGGAACAAATACTGGGATATACCCATTAGTTCCATCTACTGCACCCCTCCATAATCTATGGAATTCTCCAGTAGCACCATTAGCTGTAGATTCTAAGATAACCTCAGTGTTATCTGCTTGAGATATACCTTGGAATAATCCCGCTAGAATCTTCTCATCATGTGTCCAGAAAGCAACCTCTGATAGATGAGCTATAGTTGGTGTAGTTCCCCTACCAGCCTCAGGTGAACCTGCTGTATAGAGTCTATAAGATGCTGTAGCTTCTTTATCAGTGAATGCAGGAGATTTAATAATAATCTCTTTAGCATTACTCTTACTCTCTTTAGGTCTAATCTCTTTATCCATGTTAAGGATTAAGTTCTTAGACATATTAAATAGAGCATCTGATGTAGCACTATCATGTGCCATTACTACAGACCTAGTGTATTGGTTAAAGTAAGATTTCCAGAATACCCTACTAACACTATAGGTAGATATTCCTTGTTGTCTAGCTTTTAAAATAATAGCTCTTACTTTACCAGTCTCTTTTAACTGCTTCTCTAAAGCCTCATTAATATGTCTTTGAGGCTCATTAAACTTAAAAGGTACAAACCCTTTAGAAGAATCTTTGGTAATGATCTTTATGTGATCTTGTGCAAAAAGTTCAAAGTTAGATCGGTATTCTTCTACCCTATCTCTTCTTCTCTTCTCTTTGAGTAATTCTAACTTTTGACGGTTGGTTAATGCCATGTAATACCCTCTTGGATAACCCCTTCTTCTAACATCTTGTTATTTAAGGATATTTATTCCTTTACTATGCTACTAATAAGTTGTTGATTTGTATCGCTTTTGTGGATATATATTTTGGTACCCCCCTTGTTTTCCTTATGTAACTGTGGAGAAAATTGTGGGGGTTCTTTTGTGTGTGTGGTTTCCTTATGGAGTTGTGGGGAAAATATAGTGTTCTCTTTGTGTGTCTAAATTTTATCTCCCTTCCTATGTACCCCCGACTATGTTTGGTACCCCCCTTCGGTTGTCTGTGGGGTTGTGGGTTCTTTCCGTAAACAAAAGGAGTAAACAAAATGTCTAAGAAGACAAAGCTGTGGTATCGTGCTAGCAACTACTGTGTAACACTGCGCCATTACACTGAGAATGGTTGGGACTACGTGGTGTTGAATCGTAGAGACGTTAAGGAACTAGGTTGGCTTAACGCTCTTCGTAAGGAGTACGATTACCTAATGAAGAGAGGTCTAGTAGCTTCGGCTAAGAAACCTCGTTACTTCTTGGCACTGTTCTTGTTTGAACAGTAACTACTTCAAAGGCTTTCTTAGAGAGCCTTTCTGGGAGTTACTAAGAGATAAGGGTTATCTCGCTCCACAAACAAAAGGAGAAACATCATGGCTAACATCAAAAGCCTTTTCCGTGCATCAGCCACTTCATTCACTGCTAACAACAGCAAGTGGTCTAATCCATCTAAGCCGATCACGATCGACTACATGGAAGACTATGAGCAAGAAGTTGTTAATGATAAGCCAGTGTGGAAGAAACTTCCTCCTGCTTCTAAGCGTGATCTCTGGCTTAAAGACGGTGATATAATTCTAGTAGGCTCAGACGGTATAACCCGTGTGTGTCGTAAGAATCGTATTACTGATCCTTTAGAAAGAGAGAAGTTGATATATGCATTGGAGTTTGCTTATGAGCATAAGCTTCCTGTTATCTTACGAGCAATGGGAGACTATAATAGCACCAATGATTGGTTTGCTGAAGTCACCTTTGTTGCTTATAATGAGGTAGCAGCCGCTTGTCCTCTAAAGGCTATAGGTACTAGTTTCGCCTAGAGTTACACTCAAGCGTCTTCTATGAGGGCGCTTTATGGGTAATTCTGCCCAAACAAAAGGAGAAACACAATGCTTACATTTAAGCAAATCGATGAGTTGACTAATGCAGCTAAAGCTATCATGGATGTAATGGAGACATTAGATCCTATCACTGAGTCTTTACTCACTGAGAGAGATACTAAGAGAGCTCAACGAGTTAACAATGTCAATAAAGACTTGTCAGCTTGTGCTCAAGAGATCTTGGCACTATCTAAATCAACATTAGCAGCTAAGAAGTTAATACTCAGTCTACAGAACTCTGCTGAGAACTTAGACAAAGAGTACTACAATACTTACGCTGGTAAAGGAGAAAAGCTATGAGCTACGAAATCAACACAATCGAAGAGTTACTAACTCATTTGTTAGAGCTAATGGATAAAGATGCTCAGATGTACAATGAATACACTGTCCAAGAGATAGTAGATGATGGTATATCTATGGGTATCGTTAATCCTGAAGCAGCTAAGTCTATCATCTGGGCTAAAGTTCTCTAGGAAATCCCTATAGCGTCTTCACAGAGGGCGCTATCTGGACAATCCTGTCCGATAAACTTAAGGAGAAACACAATGGAGACGCTAATAGTGCTATGTATAATAGCTCTCTACTCATATGTGAGTGTGCAAGAAATAAACGATGAGGAGAAGTGACTATGGATAGTAAAGCAAGAGAGGCATACCTAGACTTGGTCAAAGAGTATGCCGAAGTTAAGTGGACTTACAGGATGGAACTAGCAGAGTACATCCGAATGATGTCAGATAAGTACCAAGGGGTGCCAGAGGAGGCTCATCCGTTTGACATAGAGGAGTTTTTGGAGGCTACCCATAGCTCCCCTACTGGGTTAGACTAAAACACCAGAGAGGCTCACTGTTAAGCCTACTCGAAGACCTACTAAAAGTGGAGAGAATCCTCCATTTTGCCCAAAAGTGGAGAAAATCCTCCAGTTATAAGACACTTTATGCCTGCGGGGAGAGGGTATGGAGAGTGACTTGGGAGGGTAGTCTGGGGCTAACCCATCAAGATATCCAAAATATTACAGCAAATAAACTTTAGGAGAAACCACATGCTAAACAGCAATCAAGATGGAAGACGTCTAGTCGACGCTAATACACATTACGAACTACACATTCAGTGTTACCAAGAGAAGCCTGAGAGA